TCCAAGTTACAATATCACAGACTGCTGCAGCTCCAGAACCAACTGATAAAATATCGACAATTACATTTGCTCGCGTGTAGAACTTACCTTCGTCTACCATTTCAAAATCTACAATTTTTCCATCTTTAATGATGGTATTGTAGTCAGCAAATCTTCCTTTGCCTAATCTATCAATAATACGTACAGTAGGTGGTGTAGTATAATACTCACCTGCATCTTCAATAACAAGACTAGTAATACGACCTGCAGTAACAATTGCAGATGCTTTACCATTACGACCAGATGTAATGGTAATAGCAGGTGGTTCGTTATATACAGCAGAATCAATTGATTGAATACTGCTTACGATTTCACCATTAACACTAGAACGAGCTTTACCATCAACGTTATCAATTAGAACTTTCGGTGGATCGAGATAACCATCACCTCTAGAAGTAATAGTAAACTCATTAATAACACCAAACTTGATTTGATCAAAATCTTTGTAACTAAACGCAATAGTGCCGTCAACAAACATACCAACATCACGTTGGGTAGTTTTATAGATTTCTGTAGTATTCTGAGGATTTTTGCGAATTAGTTTTAAATTTTTCTGTTCTTTCAGTGTGGCAACTGTATCAGCCTTTAAAATTTGTGATAGTGGGAAACCAGAAGAACAGATATAGTAATAGTTCTCATCTTCATAAATTGCTTGTACACCTGCTTTCTGATCAGAAATCTGAGAATCAACGGATGCAGAATTAGATGCAGCATTTAATGAACTAAACTTCCATCTAGGAACTGTTGTACCTAAAACAGCAATTTTAGGGTCAATAGTCTCAAAACCTTTATCAAAAATTTCAATAGCGTCACCTTCTTCGGAAAAAGGAACACTCGACTTAGGAGATAGATTGTATAGAACGCCAGTAACTAATAGAGTAACATCACCTGAAGTAACTGTAGTATAACTGTATACTGGAGTACCTTTTACGTATGTTAAGTTGTTAGTGCGACTTTCAACTACAAATTGCTTGATGTTCTTATCGACATACCTGAATTCTTCCGCATCAATAAGAAATCTACCTTGCTCACCCCATCCAATGGTAGAATCTACATTAATACGATCCCCAGAACCTACACCAGCACCAATATTTTCCGTAAGTTCTGTTTTAGATGCTATATCAAATATGTTATTTACCGTAGAAGTATCTAACGAAATTTGATAAAGATTGTTACCTGCGCTAAAAACGTTATCAACTACCGCAGATGCGTAACCAATACTCGAATTGAATGGATCTAGTTGCTGAACGATCTGTTCACCGACCAGTGTCGTTGGATCCCCTTGCAGCACCTGGACTTTCAGCGAATAGGATGTGATCCAATCAGAAGTCGATGCTTTTAAAGTAAAGTCTTTTGGACTAATAACTTCTGGTTTGTCTTCCTCTGTCTTAGAAATTAGAGTGTTGAAAACAAACTTGATAGACCTATCAGTACCTTTTGACTGATAGAAGTCCGTAATATTTTTAATTAGAGTACGCTTGTCTACATCGTTCTTGAGATACTTCTCAGGGAACGAAGCCAGATAGTCTGACTCAAAGTTTTTAACAATAGCATACAGAAATAGATTACTAATATTCTGTACATTGCTGCCAGAAACATGTTCTGCAGCATTTGTAGTTACAAAATTGCTTTTTTCGTATAGATCGCCTAGTTTTGTATTGCCAGAGACACCTCTGGAAACTTCGTTCAATACATTATCGACTCTAGTCTCATAAAACAGAATTTCTTCATCAATACGAACATAACCGTTTTCTTTCGGGAAAGAAGAACCATCAGCAAGTTCTAGTGTATTTTCCGAAGCATTAATGCTAGAAACTAAAGTTGAGGTTTGATTTAGAAGATTTTTTTCATAAAAATCAATATCACGATATTTCGTGATATTCTGAATGATATCAAGGGGTTGCCCTTGAGACTCTAACTGTTCGTAATATTTTTCAACGACTTTAGTGAAATTTTCATAGTCGGAAGAAATAAACTCAGGCAGTTGATTCTCAATAAGAGTAGATATTCTTCTAGTATCTGCCATTTAAATTACTCTGTGTAAATCGTGAACGAACTTTTCGGAATATCAACATCTAGATAGACTTCTCTGGAAGCACTAATATCATTACTTAATGGTACAGTTCTGATTTCGATACGGTTATCGAAGAAACTGCCCTGAATGATTGTCAAATCATATAATTTAATTTCACCCTTGACGTAATCAACTGTTCCAACAGAGTCGTTTAGAACAATCTTTTCGCCATTTGTGGTATCTATTCTATATAGGATGATTTTACCGAATCTATCTTCGAGATACACAGTATAGAGTGGATATTCACTTACTTTGAAACCTGTAGATTGAACGATAACATCTTCATCACAGGTTGCATCAAATGCATTTTGGAAACAAACTTCATAAAAGAACTTACTATTGATGGCAGGATAAAAATCCTTTCTCATTTTAATGGTCGTAAGATTACTATTAATGCTACGATCACTATCATCAATAACGCCAATGAATTTTGAATATCTGAACTTACCATTGAATTTTTCTGTATCTGAAGATGCAATGTATGCTTCTAGGTTTGCAAGTACTTTTGATTTAATCTGCTCCTGATTCAGGTTGGTTACTGTAGCATTGTAGAAAATTGTAGAAGTCATTTCTACATACAGACTTGAAGCATCAATTACATCAGGAGTAATCGAAGCAACCATATAAGGTTTTAGATTATCAATGATCTGTTTTTTTGTAACAGAACTTAGTCTAGATGAATTAAGGGGACGTACAGCAATCTTGACTTTACCGTATTCAGGGGGATCATCTTCTTCACCACCAAATGTAATAATATCAGCAACAGCAGGATAGATCTCACGTACAATTGCTGCATAATCAGCAGCAGTCACTGCCCTGTTCTGTGTTCCGAATAGTTTTGGTGCATTATACTTGATCTTGGTAACAGATTCGATCTCAGCACCACCTGCTGCCACTTCTACGAGGTCTGACGAAGAACTATAGTTAACCGTAAAGACAAAGTTGGAAGCACCTTGTGGGTCCTCTAAGACGCCATTGAAGGTAAACGTCTTTGAACCGTTTGATAGACTGCCGTTCGTAGACAAGTACGTAATCTGTACAAGATTACCATTTTCTAGTTTCTTACCAAGGATTCCATCACCAAAGAAGATTTCATACTTCTCATCTTCTACTTCTTCCAGGTAATAGACATCACTTAGACTATTGACATCTAAAATGCTATCTGCTCTTGCAAATACATCGCCACTAGTCTCAGCAACTGATTGAAATACTCTCACTCGCAGAGAAGATACATCAGCATTTGGGTTTTTGATAATAAATTTTTGTGAAATAGTTGAATCAACAACATATTCATCTGTTACAAAGTTTCCTTCGTAAATTGGTGTATTTGTGAACGTTGCAACATTATTGACAACCTGTGCCTTAATATCATCCAGTGCAACGTAATTATAACTGCTTGAATCAAAAGTGGCAGTAAATCCAGTGCCACGCTTCAATACAATCTCATTTGGTGGAGCATTAGGAATACTTACCTCAAAATTTACAACTGCTTTTGGTGCAATTGCAGATTTTGGTCTGTAACCTAATTGTTTTGCTAATGCTACTACATTGTCCCTCAGCGTTGCTGAATCCAAGAACATCTCATTCACCACCATATTGGTGTTAAATGCTGTGTAATAGGTGTTATACGCCAATACATCAAGGAGATTACTCCATACCGAACCTTCAAAATCAAAGTCGGTAAAATCTGATTGACCCCTAAGGTATTCCTTAAGAGCTGCTTTAATTTCTATAAAGTCTAAATTGGAAAGTTGTACGTATGGCATTTATCGAGTTCTCTCTAGCAAGAATTCTACGGTAACAGGTTGATCTTCCCTGCCTATAATTTCAAACTCTATTGAAACATCAAAACCATTGTCATCAAAATTTGCATCTACATCAATTTGTAGAAGATTAATTCGAGGTTCGTAAGTTTCAATAGTTTCCTGTATATTTTCTCCAATTTGTGCTGCAGTACCTGCATCCAATGGATTAAATAGGATTTTTCTTAAATCTGATCCAAGATCAGGTTGAAAAGGACGCTCGCCTTTACTAGTAAGCAGCAAATTGATTAATGCTTGCTTAACAGCTGCCTCATCCTTCTTAACGATAAGATCGCCAGTAACAGGATGAGGTTTGAACGTAATATTCAAATCCTTAAAGGTTTGAAACTTTGCCACACTATTAATAGAGTTTGTCTACCTTATTTAGTCAATCCTTTCATGAATTCAATCGCACCTTGGTCTTTTTGTCTCTTGACATTACGAGCAGCATATAACCATCGATCACTCGCAGGTTGTGTAATCAGAGTCATCCCCGATTTTACAAATAACTCACTTACATCTGTTGGACTATTAGCCATTGATAATTCTCCCGTACATTTCTTGTGACCAGTAACTATAATACTCAGTTTTATGCAAAGTATTCCTTGCTTTTAATAAATCATCGCGCTTCTGACATATTAGCAAATTACCTTTGCCAAAATTACTCTGTATACCTTGAATATACGTTGGTTCGTCACGATGATCATCTAAGAACATATAGTCCTTATATTTTCTATTTAAGATATTCCGATAGTCCATCATACTCTCAATACTACAATCATCCTCTACAATGAATACTTGTACAGTTGTAGTATCTTCAATTATAATGTCTTTCAGATTACACTGAATAATCGAATACTCGGCAGTACCTGCATATGGACAGATACTATAATTGCCGAGTACTTCGTGTATTTCAGTTAATTTCTGAATCCATAAATGAACTTCATTTACCTTGTCCACGATAACGTTTCTTTGCGTTGTTTCTAGATGTTGCGGCATACTTCGTATTCTTCCCAGTACCCTGTCGTGTCAACTTGGGTTTGGATTCGACGTAACTGCCATTCTTTAGCGATGCTGCCATTTCTATTTAACCTTGGTGTACCTTACCATTATACAGCAAATACCTTGTGTTGTCCAGCATCCTTCGCAACTGTGATATTTGTACTGCTATTTAAAAAGTCTCCAAGGGTGCCGATTGCCTTCTTACCTACATATACCTTCCTTACTGCTCGAAGGGTCCTTGCAGACTGGCATGGGTCACCCTTAGGTGTTGTACCTGGTGCTGGATTAAACGTATCACCATTCTTTAATACCATCTTCTTACCAGCAAATACTTTCGTTGGACTCGCAGGTCGCCCAACTGCTAATGGTGGGGTGTTACATGTACCCTGTCCACCACTATCTATTGCTCCTTCTGTACCGACAAGGCGTCCAGACATTTCCTTACCTCCTGCAATTCAATATACGAATCATTGAGAAAATTTACCAGATTCTCATGCTTACCGCCGCCAGGGCGTTTGTACATGAGTGGTCCTGGTTGTTTATTCTCGATCGCTTCGAGTCTCCTCTCCAAGGAATTCAACTTCGCTAGCAGTTCTTTGTCCATTTTTAAATTGCTCCTTGTATTCGATTCCATATGCCCCGAATGCAGCACTGATTTCCATTTGTGGAACTTCGCTAGCATCTCTATAGTAATCCCTTGCTGCATCTTCAATTACATCCGCAAACTCATTGAAGTCATCGAACCTTTGTTCTTTGATTGTACCATCTTTTGTGGTAAACTTGATCTTTTGTCTATCAGTCATTGAATAAATTACTCCAAAATGTGTGGAAAAATACATACAATCCAACAAAAGTCATGTCAGGACTGTTAGATTGCTTCCCAGCAACCTTCGCGACCTTTTTATCCATATTTTACCAGGGCATATTTTTTATATAGGCGTCTTCGGGTTTTGCGATTTTGCACCCAGTTCTATTTATGTGTCGTCCGTAACACTTTGTAGGTTAGAGTACGAGTAGGAGTCCCGCTCGGCGTTTCGGGGTATACAAAAAAGGGGGCATATTACTGCCCCCTGTGTTTAACTTAGTGCTGCCACTGATCGTCTCAATTGTCTCCTAATCTGTGCCAGTGCATAATTATCGCTTGGTGTCTTTGAGCATGTCTGAACTAAACCTAGATCAGGGTGTTTGTATTTCAAATGCTTGGAATCGTCAAAGAAAACAAATCCATACTCATGCATGATGGCATCAACTGCCTTGCGAT